CTGCTTCTGGTCCGCAACGGTCGTTCGCAATGAAGGCAGTTGATTTTGGCCACTTATTTCCCCTCCCCGGGGCGGGCAGCGGCATCCCCCTCGACACAGCCGCCCGATTCCACGTTGCCCCTTCGCCCCGCGCGAAGGGTGGCAAGCGTGTCTGTGTGCGCGGCGATCGCCTCTTCCGTCTCAAGCTCCGCGCGCGCGATCGTCTTCTCGCACGCGCCGGGCTGAGCCGCGGCGATCACCGCGGCAATTGCTTCGCCGCCCTCTTTGGCGGCTTTGCCGGCCTTGAGGGCGAGCTCGATTTTGCAGGATGTCGCCAGCGCCACGTCGGCCTCGAGCCGAGTCAGATAGCACTGCAGCATGGGCGGCGGGCCCTCGCCGCCGGCGGCCTTATAGGCGGTGTCCAGCTTCAGCGCCGCGTCGAGGCGGATGCCGGCGGCTACGTCCTGGTCACTCCACGCGCGAACAGTGCTGGGAGCATTGTCGACGATGCGGCCCGCCTCATCCCAACCGATCACTGCGGCGACCTTCGTGAGGGCCAGCTCGAAGGAGACGGGAGGCCGGGGCTTGTAGACGGTCATTCCGGCTGACCTTCAGCCGGGACCGCCTGCAGAGGGTGGAGCGCCTCCTCGACCAGGCGGAGGGCGGCGTGCTGTGGCGGGCGAAGGGTGCCGGCCTCCAGCTCGCCGCGGAAGCTGGCCAAGGCCGCACGGGACGCGGCAATCAGCAAGAAGATCTGCGCGTCCTCGCCTTTGGCCTCTGGCGGCTGCTTCACGAGGGAGAGCCGACTCACCGCGCCGGCTCGCCAAGCTGTAATTCGGGCCGCCGATTACTAGAGGCAACCGGCGGCCCTTTCCCTACGGTGTGCCCAGCAGGGAAGTCAGGAGACGGCCGTTGGAGAGCGGTAGCCGATGGATCAGGACGAAGGCCGAGAAGGACGGCGATCTTGAGCGACTGGCCGCGAATCGCCAGGCGGCGCCCGCCCAGCACATTGTGCACCGTCTTCGGGTTGAAGCCGTTCCGCACCGCCCAGTCCTCGACTCGATCGCCGTCCAGCGCCAGGCGAGCCTTAGCATTTCGCAACGCTTCTTTCGGGATCGGGTCGAAGACCGACTCAACAGACACGACTGTTTCGCCTAAAGTGAAGAATGAAGCGCCATACATCTTCAAAACGGCATGCGAGTCAACTAGAATCAACCGAAGCGCATGCCTTCGCTCTGCGCCTAAGAGAGGAGCGCATTCGGATTGAGCCTAACCAGCGCCGTTTCGCCGACCGACTCGGGATCACTGCGCAGAAGCAGAGCTTTCTCGAAAACGGCGACCGCGAAATTCGGGCCGACTATCTGGCCTCCATTTCAAGTCTAGGAATCGATATCCTCTACGTCATTACTGGTCAGCGGACAGAAGCGGCTATGTTGACTAGGCAAACGACCATTTTGGTAGATGCATTTGAACTGCTCACCCCGGACCTACAATCAGCTGCAGCGACTGTGGTACAGGCGATGGCCGATGGAGCGATGGCCCGCCGGCATCCGCCGTCTGGCCTTAACGAAACTCAATCCGAATATCGCGCCGAGCAGCCGGAACGTCGATGAAGCAGACCACCTGGCTTTGGATCGCGGGTGGTGTGCTCGTGATAGGCGGGATTGGAAGCATCATCGATCCTCCGAAAGGCGCGAATACCACGGAGGCTAGGTCGGTGGTGCCGAAGACAGGCCCGCCAGGAGCAGCGCCTCAGCCGGCCTTTCGTGTCATCGGAGGGCCTGACGTCTTTGCGATGATCACTCCCCCCGACATGTCGGCTGACGCGATAGCCTTGGCCGCTAAGGGCCAATGCGGCCGCCGCGAATTCTGCCAGGTCCACGCTTGGGCGAGCGCGATCGATGCCGCGCAAGCATTTCCGATGACCGATCGCGAGGCGGCCGCGCAGGTTTTCGTTTATGGCGTCAATCGTTCGACCGGCTACGAACAGCTGCTTTGGGACTGCCGCCGCTTTCGTCGCCGAAGTGCGAACGAGTGCATCTCACATTAGGGCCTAGCGGACCTCGAGCTTCAGCGTCGTCTTCAGCCCCCCAGCCTTCGTAAGGGAATGCGCGCATTCGGCGATGATCCAGTGCTTCGCGTCGATCTCCGGCTTAAAGCCGCTGAGAGTGATCGGCCGCTCCGGATAAAGATCGGGCCGGCCCAGGGCGAGGCTATGTTCAAATTCGGCAGCGGCGCGCTTGTCCTGGCGGGCCGCCGTGCGGGCCGCATGATGGGCCCGGGCCTCGCTATGGAAGACGCGGCGGACGCGCCGGCGGCCGCGGCCGCTTGCGCTCGCCGGCGCGTTGTCGGCCTGGCGCTGGCCGTCGGCGCCGACGCGCACCGTGTGGCGGCGCCCGGTGGCCTGGTTGTGGTAGCGGGCCTCGGCACCCTCGCTTTGCTGCCGCGCCGCCCGATTGTAGCTGTATTTGTCGCCCTTCCGTTTGGTCAGTGTTCCCGCCGGCAGCGCGCGGCCGCTGGCCGTCACGCCGGCGCCGATCGGCGAGAAGATCAGCCGGCCAGCCTTGATCTGTGCGACCGCGTCGTGACGTCGGCCGAGCAGGCGGACCAGCGCCATGTCGCTCGCCTGGTCCTGGACGGTGATCGGCACCGCGATCGAGGCGAGCTCGGCCGCTACGTGCGGCGTGAGGCCGTGCGCGGCCGCGACGCGGCGCACAATCGCGCCGATCGTCGTGTCGCGATGGGTACGCTCCCGCCGGCGCCGATAGTCGCCAGTCAGGTCGGCCGAGCGGCCGCGGATAGTGATCAGATCCGGCGGGCCGGCCCAGGTCGCTTCGTCGACCTTGAAGGTGCCCTTGTCGACCATGCCGACGGCAATGTCCTCGCCGGCGGCCGCCTTCAGCCAGCCCAGCGAGACCTGCAGCTTGGCGCCTTCCTTGGGGATCTCCATCGCCCCGTCGGAATCGTGGAAGACCAGGTCCAGCTGGTCCGCCTCGCCCCCGCGCTTCTCGGTGATCGTGAGCGAGACCAGGCGCGGCGCGATCCGTTCGGTGAGATCGGTGCCGTTGAGCTCGACTTTAAAGCCGGGGACGTTGGTGGCATCAGCCATCGTCGCGGCCGCGTGTCGCTAGGCGCACCCCGGCGGCACGGATCTCCGGCGTCGGATTCCTGCCCGGGCAGCGCGGCCGTTCCATCAGCTGCTCACCGCGCCTTAGTCTGCAGGCGACGCAGCTGCAGTCGGCATCGGCGAACGCGATATGAGAGATCAACATCGCGTGACGATCTACACCGTAAAAGCGTGGCTGGCCCATGACTTAGCTCACTCTCTTCAGTTCAATGGTGAAATCCGTCTTGCGCGGTCGGCCGTCGGCCATGATGAAGGACTGCTTCTTGTCGATCCCCTCGATCGTGTAATGCCCCCACACAACCCCGTCGGCGTCGATCAATGGCTGCGCCTCGCCCTGATTTCCCACCTCCTCGAGGACGCGCATATTCGAATATACGCCGGCGAGCGGCGGGATCATCGCGCCGGAAATCGACACGGTCTCATCGCCCGGGCCCATGAACTGGGCGGCCGCGTAGGCCCCGGGCCGCTCGGTGCGGGCATGGGTCCAGCTCATCTTGCGCGACAGATCCTCATACGGGACGCTGTCCAGGGCGAAGGCGAACATGCCGAGGGTCATCATTGGCATTGGACGGCCTCCAGGTTCAGACGGATCCCGCGGGACATGACGGTCTCGATCAGGTCCGTCGGCGCGCCGGCGGAACGCAGCTTGCGCCGGATCCGCACCAGCAAGACCTCGATCACGTTATTGTCGCCCTCGTAGCCGATCCTCTCCTGCAGGACGGCCTTGGAGACGACGCGGCCGCGCGCCTGGGCCAGACTGCCGAGGAGCAGGTGCTCGCCGGCGGTCAGGGGCAGGGCGCCGCCGGACCAGGAGATATCGCCGCGCGGGTCCGCGCGGAGCTCGCCGAGCTCTACCACCTGCTCGGCCGCCAGGTTGCACCCGCAACCCAGGCAAAAGGCGGCGGGCTCAGTCATCGTCGCGATAGCTCGACAGCTGCGCGGCTGCGCGCTGGCGCTCCGCCTCGGCCAGCGCTTCACGGACCGCGGCCTGAACCGCGACGGGATCCCCACCAGGCGCGTTTATCGTGAAGTGCAGATTCTGGACGAACGCCGCGCCCGCGCCGCGGCCGAAGCCGGGCGCTCCGCCGCCGGCTGCCGCGGCCGCGACGGGGGAGGCGACCGCGGCGCCGGCGGCCATAGCGGCGGTGAGGCGGCGGGAAAGACGATCGACCCGATTGACGGGGGCGCCGGCGCCGCCATCGATGCCAAGGGCGAGGCCGGCGGTGAGGTAGCGGCCGATAGCCATGAAGACGCGCGACGGCGAGCGGATCTGCAGGCGGTCGCGCGCGGCGCCCACGGCGCCGCCGGCGAGATTGCCCGCAGCTCCTGCAACCTGGCCTTGGCGCGACCTAATCCCGTCTGCAAACGCGCGAGCAATGTTTTGCCCGGCGCTCCGAAAACCCGCTTGTTGGGCTCGCAACTGCTCGAGTTGACCTCTGATAGCCCCCACGAGGCCGCCCCCGGAGAATACCCCCACGATGGCGTCCCAAATTCCCTTCAAAAGACCCTTCGCCCAATTGAAGACCGCAACGATCCCTTCCCAAGCGATGCGAATCGGCGCGATGATCCCGGCGATGATCGCGACGAAGAACGCCGCGAAGCCGCCGGCCGCGCCTTTTATCCCGTTCCAGATTCCGCCGAGCAAGCCCCCGGCCCAGCGGAAGACGCCGGCGATCGCGTTCCACGCCCCCTCGAGGAGCGCCTTGATGCCGTTGAAAATGGCGATGAAAGGCGCGGCGATCGTCTGCAGGATGCCGATCAGGGCATTGACCGCGCCGCGGAAGATGCCCTTGACCGCCTCCCATGCCCCGCTGAAGTCGCCGCTGAGCAGCGAGCATATCGCGGTGATGATCCCGCCGACGATATCGAAGAAGCCGTTGAGGACGTTGATCACGCCGTTCAGCGCGCCGACGATCGTGCTGCCGCATACGCTGGCGATGATCCCGCCCACCCAGACGAAAAGTCGGCCGACGGCGCGGAGCACGGTCCCTACCGGGCCGTTCCACATGGCGGTCAGAGCCGCGCCCACCCGGCGCGCGGCGTTTGAGACGGTGTTGACCAGGCCGCGCACCGCGGGCCCGAAGAGAGCGTCCAGGTTTGCCCATTGCTGGCGGAACCACGCGGTGACGGCGCCCCAATTCTGATAGACGAGGTAAGCGCCATAGGCGAGCGCGGCGACGGCCGCGACGATGCCGAGGACGATCGCCGCTGCCGGTGCCAGGCCGATCGAGAAGGCCCCCGCGACGCCGGCGACCGCGCTCACGATCAGGCCGATTCCGGACGCCAGGAAGCCGCACAACGTAATGAGCGGGCCCATGACCGCGGCGATCGCCAGCAGCATGACGATCGTCTGCTGGGTGCCCGGCGAAAGCGCGTTGAAGGCGCGAAGGATCGAAGTGAGGCCGCGGATCAGCGGCGGCAGATCCTGAAGCACGATCTCACCGAACGTCTCGGAAAGGTCACGCCATTCGTCGACGGTGTCGCGCCCGGGTGCGGCGTCGCGCTGTGCCTGGGCGGACCCGCGGAACTGGCGCTCGAGCTCGCCTAGTATGATGGCTTGGGCGCCGGCGAGATTATTGTGGGTCGCCATCTGGCGGATCTGCCGCTTCTGGACATCGGTGAACTGAATGCCGGCGCGGCCCATCGCCGTCATGCCCTTTACAGGGTCATTGAGCGCCTTGCCGACAAGCAAGGTCGCCGGCTGCAGCTCCATCCGAAGGCGAGCGGAGACGTCCATGATCGACTGCTGGGCCCGATCGAAGGTCCGCCCCGATACCCGCCCGAAGGTGAGCAAATTGGCGGTGACAGAGCGCATGATGTCGTCATCGTCCCGCGTGGATCCGTGCATGAGCACGCGAGACTGCGCCTGCAGCTGGGCCATCGTCCTTTGCGAGGCACCGCGCATGCTGGCCAGCGCGGCCATGACCTGGGCGCTGGCGTCTCTGCTCTCGGCCGCGGCTCGGCTCGAGGCGACACCAAGGGCGATCACCGGAAGGGTTACGCCCAGCGTCGCCATCATGCCGCCGTTGCGCATCGATCCGCCGGCACGGTTGATCATTTCTCCGCCGCGTCGGACGCGGTTGATGCGCGCGAGCTGGCGCTCCTGTGCCTGGGCTTTCCGGGTCGTTTCGGCGATCTGCTCGCCGAGCCTCTGCTCATGGCGGCCGAGCTCGGCGACGTCGACGCCGGTGGACTCGAGCTTGCGGCTCAGCTCTTGCAGCTCGCGGCCCTGGGCTTCGTGCCGTTCGCAGAGCTTCTTCTCTTCCCGCTCGGCCCGCGCCAGGGCGGCCGTCATTTGCCTGGTTGGGCTTTCGGTGGCGGCGATCTCCGCGCGCAGCGCGGCCGTCTTCGCCTTCGCCTCCTCGAGCTTGGCGTTGGTACCGCGAAGTCGGTTCTCGAGGCCGCGGAACGCACCCATCTGGGCCTGGGCGCGCTCGAGGCCGCGCAGCTCCTGGCGTGTCGTGGCGATGGTCCGGTTGAGGGTGCGGGCGCCGTTCGCCATCGACCGGATCGGCGAGGTGATCCGATCCAGCGCGTCGAAGATGACTCTCAGGCGAAGATCGCGGTCCACTCTACTCAGCGCCCTTATTGACGTGGTTGAAGCGCGAGACCGCCAGCTGCCTCCATCGCATCAGCTCCGCGATCGTGAACTCGTCCATGCGATCGGGCGGCCAATGGAAGACGAAGGCGACGTCCGCCATCGCCTCCTCTATTGAGACAGGGAGTCCGGCCTCATCCCCCTCGGCAAGAAAAAATTTGCGGCCTCCATCGAGAGGGCGAGCAGATCCGCCGGCTCGAGATCGACGGCCTCCGCCTTGGTGATATTCGGCACCGTCACGCGCGGCAGATATTCGTGCATCGTGCTGACATCGAGGCGGCAGAGATCATGGAAGGCGAGGCCGCGCATCTCGCCGGACTTGCCCTTGCGGACCTGCAGAGAGGTGATCTTGGTATCGCCGCGGACAATTGGCTCGTCGAGCTCGACCGGATCGGAGATCGTCTTCCTGTTTTCGTTTTCGTCCTTCATGTGCTTTCCCCTCTAGGGTGTTGGGGCGCCGGCGGTCCGGCGCCCGGGTTAGAAGCCGATGCTGCCGATGCCGGGCAGGTTCACGGTGGGCGTCGAGATCAGGCCGTCGAGCGGGCTGCCCTCGCCGGAGATCGCCGCGCGGATCTCGGCCATGCGGTCGACGCCGCCGACGAGGTAGACGCAACCGACCAGGTCGATCTCGACTTCGACGCGGCCCGCCAGCGTCCATTTGAGATAGGACAGGGCCGACTTCACCTTGTGCTCGGTGTCCTTGCCGGCCTCGGCGTCGCCCATGTCGAGCTCGGTGTGGCGCCCGCGGACAACCAGCTCGGCCGCGGTGACGCCGCCGGCCTCTTCCGCCTGATAGGCGCCGACGAAGCGCTGCAGCACGCCGTCATGCCCGACGACGCCCATCTGGCGCATGATCGGCACCATCAGGCCGCCATAGGTGGCCTCCATCTCGAGCGCCTCGAGGCCCATGTCCATCTTGACCGGGCCGAGCATGCCGCCGCCGCGATAGTCCTCGCCGGCCATTGCGATCTTCGGGAGCGTGATCGACTTGGTCAGGCCGATAAAGGACTGTCCGTCGCCGAAGAGGTTGAAGTTTTTGAGCTTGCTGGGAAGCATGTCGGGGCTCCTGATTCAATGTATGGCGGGGGAGGGCTGTGCGATGCGCGGGCCGTTACTGCGCCCCGAAGGTCGCGTAATACTTGTCGGTGATCCGCTGGTTGACGATGATGTTTTCCGCCGGCGAGCACGGCGTGAAGTCGTAGTCGATCGCCACCTTGCCGGCGGCCAGGTCGATGGCGTTATTCGACGCCTTGTCGTACCAGGCGCGGCCGCCGATAAGACGGCCCTGGTTGACCAGCGTGCGGAAGCGGGCGTTGATCGTCTCCACGACGTCGCGGATGAGGCCTTGGGTGATCGGCTTGTCGACCGCCCAGGCAATGCCGGCGGAGATCTCGTCACGCAGTGCCTGGGCGGTCCGCACGGCGACCTCGAAGGCGAAGAGCGGCTCATCGGAGCAGGTGCGGTTGCCCCAGAAGCGATAGCCGTTCATCCGGATCAGCGTCGTCACCGGCGCCGCATTGAGGAGGCCGGCGTCATTGTCGTCGTCAGTGAGATCGAAATGGATGGGGGCGCTGAGCCCGGTGACGCCGGCGACCGCGACGTTGGAGAGGGAGCGGTGCCAGCCCACCTCGCCGTCGATGCGGGCCCGGGTGCCGAGCGCGATCGCGACGGCCTTGCCGCTGAAGCCGGTGAAGTCCGGATAGATGAGCATCAGCTCTCGATCGCCGAATTCGCCGCGATAGGTGATCGCCTCCGCGACGGTTTCGGCCGCGTCGCAGCTGGCATAGACGAAGCCGCGCAGCTTCTTCGCCACGATCAGCAGCTCCTCGGTCACCGCCTGCGTATCGAAGCCCGGGACGCCGAGGATCCGCGGCCGCACGCCCAGCTGGGCCTCGGCCGCGAGCAGCGCATAGACTCCGGAATAAGCGCCGGCATCGCCCAGGATCGCCGCCTCGGTGGCCGCGTCGTCGACGCCAGGGGCAACACGGACCACGACCAGGATCGGGCTGCACTGGTTCGCGATCGCCTCGAGCGCCGGCTTCAGCGAGCCGGTTGCCCCTGCCTTGGCGATGCCAGCGCGGACGTCCGTCACCAATACGGGTGTGTTGAGCGGGAAATCGTCGACGTCGGCCGCCGGCGCCGTCGCCACCAGGCCAATGACCGCGCTGGCGATCGGCGCGATCGCGCGGGCGCCGGTGATGGGTTCGTTGACCGTGATTCCGTGGGTCATGGAAAAGGCTCCTGGAGATTAAGCGGCTGCGGCCGCGGCGCTGAAGGGGAGGGGGATGGAAAGGCGGGCGAGGCTGTTGGGCGCGGGCCGATCGGTCCGCTCTCCCTCGAGCGCGAGATTGACCTGGCCGGGCTGCGCGCCCTTGGTGATCATGACGCGCCGCAACAGGATCCGCGGTTCCCAGCGGGCGAGGGCGATCGCGGTGGCCGCGTGCATCAGAGCGCGCGTCGTCGCGTTGAAGGGATAGTCGATCAGCTCGAAGAGGGCTGAGCCGTAGTCGCGGCGCATGACGCGGCTGCCGATCGGCGTGGTGAGGATATCGGCGATCGACTGGGCCAGGTGGGCCTCGCCGTCGAGCGCTGCGCCGCTCACCGCGTTCATGCCCCTCACGCGACCGGCTCCCCGGAGATCGCGCCGCCGGCCTGGATCCCGCCGTGCCGGTGGTGCTTAAGGCTCACGGTCCCGGCGAGGACGTCGCCGTCGCTGCCAATATCCTGGGTGACGTGGAGCTCGCCCTCGATGCGGACGTCGCCCTTGATCAGGGCGCCGCCTTCGCCGGTGTCGATCGTCACGCCGCCGGCGGCGATGATGCTCACCGTCGCATCGCCGGGAAGGTGCGCCTCGAGGGCGTGGCCTTCGGGATCGTAGGCGATCACCGCGCCGTCGGGGAAGTGGATCAGCTGGCGGGCGCTGTCGCCGGCGGGAGGGTGCTCATCGGAGTGGAAGCCGCCCAGTGCAAAGGCGCCCTCGATATCGCCGCTGGGGGCGATCACGGCGACCTGCTCGCCTATGCTGGGCGGCGACCAGATGCGGGTCGTTCCGGCGCGGCCCGTCGACCATCGGATCCACCCGGTCTCGACGTCGCCGAGCTGGACGCGGACCTTGCCCGTTCCATGGTCGACCTCGATCACCCGGCCATAATTGGCCAGGTCGCCCAGATCTCCTTCGAAGTTTTCGTCGCCAGCGCGCATTTGCGTTCATGGTGGCGGATGCCGCCGCGCGGTGCGCGGCCCGGCTGTTGTATCGGCGGCGGTTACAACAGGGCCGGCGCCGCGGCGAACGCGGGCCGGCCCTGGCATACTGGCATAATCTGGCGGCTTCAGCCGACGTGGATCGCGCCGGCGTCGATCGCGGAGCCGACGTCGACGACGAGGCTCGCGGCTTCGCAGGGCTGGGCCAGCTCGAAGACCGCGACCGTGATGAAAGCGCCCGCCTGCAGATTGCCGTAATTGTTCACGAATTGCTTCTTTCGGATCCACTGGCCGGCGCTGCCCTCGGCAACGACCAGGTCGCGATTGCCCTCGGCGGTGACGACGCGGCGCGCTCCCGCGGCAAGGCTCTGATTTTCGACGATGGTGAGAGGTGACATGTTTCGGCTCCTTACGAGTGATAGACGGCTATCGTGAAAGTGCACCAAGGCGCTGATGCCTGCGTGAAGACGCCCGGGTCTTCGGTCTGGTTGGTCGCTTGCCGGGTCGCGAAGGCGAGGCCGGGGATGGTCCCGCTCGCCTGCGCCTGGCCGACCTGGGCAGTGAAATTCGAATAGCCGGCGGGGGCCGCGCTCGGCGTGATGCTGGTCGATCGGTTGCCGGCGACGGCGATCCAGAGATGATCCCTCACCGCGCCGGCATCCTTGGAGGGAGGATTTGGGTCCGCCGAGCCGGTGCCGCTCGATTTGGTCGAGGCGGACGCAATGCTGTCGGCGCCGGTCGCGCCGATCAAATAGCCGCCGACGAGCGAGCCGGCGTTTGCACCGCCCGCGCTGATCTGCAGCGTCTCGTTGGCGGTCGGGTTGGCCTTGTAGAAGACCGCGAACTGCGCGATCGTGCTGAGACCGGACGTGACGCTTTGATTGGCGCCAAGCAGTGTCCAGCCCGCAGTGCTGCCGGCGCCGACGCTCATCGCATTGTTGTTCGAAATCCCGACGACGAAGATCGCGAAGCTGAAGGCGGAGAGGTTCGCGCCGGAGAACACCGTCCAGCCATTGCCGGAGGTGTTTCCTCGGTCGTACCAGGTGGCGGAGGCGAACGCCGGCGGCACGATCGGCGAGACAAACAGCGCCGGGGCCAGGATCATGCTCATGCGTAGACGCCGACGAAGATGATCTTCAGGCCCTTGGCGGTGCCGTCGCCGATCTGGTCGATATCGATCGTAACGACCGCATCGCGGGCAATGCCGGTGTCCGACATGACCGCGGCCGTGGCGGCCGTGTCGGACGTCGTCTCGGTGTTGTCGATCGTGAGCTTGGTCGACAGGATGCTGGCGCCGCCCTCGTTGATGTCGACGGTGAAGATTGTGCCGGAGGCCTGGGCGGTGGCCAGCGAGGCGCGAACCTCGCTCAACGTCACCGCACGGGGCATGCGAAAGGTCACTTTGCCGGCGCCCGCGGCCAGCGCCGTCGCCTCGTCCGAGACGGCGACGATCAGCTCAAACGGCAATGCCGCGCGAACCGCCTTGAACTCGGTGGCGATTCGCGTGGCAAAGTCGGCAAGGCGGGTCGCCAGGCTGGACATGACTTAGACGAGGCCGGCCTCGAAGACGGTGACGAGGTTCTGATCGGTGTTACCGACCGCCGCCGCATCCTGGGCCCCGATGTTCGTTCGCGCATTGCTCTGCTGGGTGCCGGTGAGGCCCTGGGCGGCTGTGTCGACGCGGACCCGGTTGCCGAGAGCGGTGGTGATCGTCGCGATCGACGCATCGTCACCCGCGAGAAACGCCTGGATCTCAAGCAGGGTATCATAGGCTGCGCTGGCGCCGCCCAGGATCTCGGCCTTGACCGCGGTCTTCGCCGCCGTGAGTTCCGCGGCGATCTTGTCGATCGACCAGGTGACGTCGTCGCCGGCGGCCGAGGCGTCGTCGAGCAGATCGGTCAAATGTATGCCCGCGGCCAGAGCGCGGACCTCGTTGAGCGCGGCGACGAGGTTGGTCTTCGTCGTGGTGTTCAGGGCCGACAGATCGGCAGCGTTGCCGTTGACGAAGGTCCGGATCGCCTTGCACTCCGTGGCGATCCGGGTCGCCAGATCGGAGAGGCGGGTTGCGAGGGAGGACATAGCGATTCCTTCAGATCAGGTGGTTGTTGAAGACCAGGGTGAGATCGCCCGGATCTTCGGCGGTGCCGGCGGGCCCCTGAATTCCTTGCGGGCCTTCGGCCCCGTCCAGCCCGGGCTGGCCGCGCAAACCTAGCTTTCCAAGTCTGACCGTTGCTCGAGCGCCGCTATCGGGGCGCGTGGTCTGCCCGGAACCCGACGTGAAGCGGAAGACGGGCCCGCGTCTGGTGACGCGAAATGCGGTCATCGGACCAGCACCGGGATATCGTCGGGAATGATGACCTGGTTGCCGGGCAGATCGAGCCGAAGGCGAAGCCAGTAGCGGCGCCGGCGCTGCAGCGTGCCGGTCTGATTTGTCGTCATGCTGAGCGTTGCGGTGCCGGTCCCGCGATCGCGCCAGGCGACCGCTGGCGTGAAGCCGAGATCAGTCTCGACGACGGCGAGGGTCGCGCCGGTGCAATCGAGCGGAATCGTCTCCGCGTCATCCTCGAAGAGATCGATCGCCCAGCTGGGCGTCTCGCCAGGTCGAAAGTCGAGCATCGCCGCATTGTGGCGAAAGCGGCCGCGGCGGGCGCGGCGCCCCTGTTGTATCGGCCGCCGTTACAACAGGGCCGGCGCCGATCGACGCCGGCCCTGCAGCTGCTAGGCGTCGTTGGCCGGGACAGGTACCAACTCGGCCGAAAGGTTGGTGATGATCAGCTCGCCGGCGCGCTTGCCCGCGCCGGCATTGGCGGTGCCGATCGAGTAGGTCGTGTCGACGGCGATCATCCGGAACGGCGCAAAGATCTCGCGGACCTCGGGCGTGTCGTTGATCGACAGGATGAAGCCGCCGCGGATCTGCGCGAGCAACCCGGCCAGGGCGGTGAAGTCGTCGCGGCCAAAGACGCCGGGCCCATAGTCATCCTCGCAATTCCAATAGGGAGGATCGAGGTAGAACAGGGCGCCAGCGCGATCGTAGCGCCGGATCAGCTCCGCATAGGGCAGCTGTTCGATCGTCACGCCGGCGAGCCGGTCGTTGATATCGGCGAGCATTGGCTCGAGCTTGGTGATGTTGAACCTGGCCGCCGAGGCGGAATCGACGCCGAAGCTACGGCCAGCAACCTTGCCGCCGAAGGCGAGGCGCTGAAGGTAGAGGAAGCGGGCG